GAACAGAAGAGCACATTTCATAAATGGCTGGGTGCTGTAAAGGTTGCACCTCTGTTAAAGAATCAAAATAAACTTCTAATTGAACTTGACTATCCCAAGAAACATGAAAAACATCCTGCATAAGCACTCTAGCCGACGGTTGGACAACACGAGCCCTCTCTTCTGTAATATTTTCCAATTTCAAAGAAATGTGTTGTCTTAACCAAGGGTCTAAAACCCTAAAATCAGGGACAATATTCATCGTCAACCTAATGTGGGCGAGCGCTAAACTTTGTATAATAGGACAACCCGGATATAAAGCCAGAAAGGACATAGCCTTAGCACGCAACAACTTCAAACGTGTCTGGGCCGAGGCATTAACATATTGTTGATCAGCCCACCCAAAATTCAAAAGAATCTTCAATGGGTCGGCGATAACAGTCAAAGAATCATAATCAAATATTTGTCCACAAAAACTAGCTTTATTAGTGCTACTCAAATAATCCATCTTAATAATAAATCCAAACCTCTCATACATTCTAACATCAAATTTCGGGCCAACATAAAGGCCCAATAAATCATCGCCTTCAACAACACAATCAGTTTGCCGACATTTTAACTCTTCACAATTAAACAAATAAACCATTAAATTAGAGAAGCCATTGCCCAAAGAGGTATTCATTTCACCAGACATTCTATGGGCAATCATTTGTACTAAAAGCTTACCAGCAAAATTAATTTTATTCTTGCCCATGAGGACTTTACGCATAACACGAACTATCTCGGGTCCATCACGAACATTTTGTAACATATATTCGTAAAGAACCATCTCAACAGCATCCATCAATTCGGGCAAGAAAGAGGCTTCAAAAGAAGTGTAATCAGTCGACAAAATGCGGAGCAAGAAGCTTTTATCATCCAAAGTCGCACCATTTTGTAAACCAAACCTATCAACAATATATTTGGCGCGATCTTCGACAGGAATTTTCTTTATAAAATAATTGGATTTAAAAACAGCTTCTTCCACAACTTTGATGTAGGGACCTAGAAAGATTTTGAAACTATCAGAACGTGAGTAGATACCTCGGGGATTTTTATAACTAGCGTAAGATTCACGCTTAATAAAAGCCTTAACCCTTGAATTTGGAGGCATTTTCAATTCTCGTATGTATAAATCATACAATTGTGCTTTACGAGATTTGGAATATTTAGTGTTTTCCAACCAGTTTTCAACTGAAACGTCCGTCCCTGGTGGTAAAGGTGCCAAATGCTTAGACACCCATTTTTGGACGAACGCTTTAAGGCGGACTAAGTCCGCCTTCACGGGAGTTGGGGTTTGTCTACCGATCCGTCCCCTAACGGCACGGACAATATTCGGTAGATAAAGGGTATCAGGCTGTGGAAAGGAAGCCGCAACAACGTGAACACCCAGAGAAGCGCGTATAGGATTATAATTATCGTTAGATTTCTTTTCAGATTCCGACATAGATATATCGGAAGCATGCGGCAGCACTTCAGGCGTCTTGACCTCTCCGATTCTATACCCATACTTAACTGGGAAGTCTGATCGCCCTGGGCTATGGGGAAATCCATTACGGATCCCGTCAATGCGCGAATATAACAAGCTCGTTTCCATGCAACAAGCATTGTCCAATGTTTAGTAGTGGGGTCACTATAACGTGGTAGATTTATTCCAGGAAAGCTAGCTAATTGAGCGCAAAAACGTTCAAAGGAAATAACATATTTCTGATTTAAATTCCAAACATGAACATCCATCAATTGCGCAAACAATTCATAATAAATATAAACTACCATAGGCAAAACAGAATCTACTTTCCAAGAACATGGAAAAAGTAACTCCCAACTTGCTTTAGAATAATCACGTACGCGCACAATGACCAAACGGGGATTATCATGTATCATTTCGCTCTTTGATGAAAAATCAGTACGATTATCAACCCATTCGCCATCACGAATTACACCATCATGTCCAGCATCTGCCACGAAAGAACATTCGAAGCATTGACGTAAGCCAGCCACTTGGACCGAACAAACTTCAACCTGGTGTTCTTCTAATTTTCTTTCGTACTGGAAGTTTAAACAACTCCAAACACCTGCACTAATAAAATTATCATTATCATCCTTGGGCAGAAAATTTGGGCAATCTTTAAATTCAATAGATTTTGCCGGCCCAGATTTAATGAAATCATCAAGTTTCTCCTGTGCTAATTGATCCAACCCCTTCCATTCCTCCTCCTCTCTCTTAACTTCAAGTGGTATGGGAGGTAAAGGTGCTTTGCCATCAGGAGGATGGCTATGCTTATGCTCACCAGGTATAGGGGGCGGTGCGGTTGGCTGGGGAACTACAGGCGAAAAAGGAGCTAGCGGTGAATCAACAGGACTTGCAGGATTCTCAAACTTAAAAGGCTTAACATTGGTTGCTAAAACAGAAATATCCCCTAATGTTATGTATTTCGTCTCCCTACGAACCGGCAACATATCATCACTCAAATCTTCAACAGGTATGCGCTTTAAAGGAGGTTTAATAGGTTTAACAGACGCATCTTGTATCAAATTTGTATCTAATATGTCATCGTCTTTCGGAACTTCATACACAAAATCAGGAGGTGGTGGTAAATCATCATCATCAGCAGGCAAATCTTCAATCTGCGATGGACCATCAATGAAATCAACCCCACCTTCATCATTAACAGCAAGCAACTTAGCCTCGGCCGCTTCTTCCTCAACAACCACATTCTTCAAATTATCAATTAAACGATTCATTTCACCTTGATGTTTCACAGCAACTTCATTCATATAATCGAAAA